ATTGAAAAGTGTCCCAAAAGAAACGACTGTTTTTCTTAATATTTCGTGATAAAAATATTCAAACATCTTAAAAACCAATAAATTATTTTTATATGATAATATTTAGTGTTATGAAATACCAAAAGGATTTCCTTCACTAAAATCTATAATTTGATCTGCCTCATCTTCTATTTCTTCATTTTGAGAATAAGCATCTGTAGAATTATATTCATTTAGTGTCCTAAGTTTTCTGTTTGCACCACTTTCTGATCCAATAATATTTTCTCCCACAATAAAACTTCCAGAAATCTTAGAAACTTTCAAGACATTTGTTTCTGAATTCCAAGAATTAACTACAGCTGTCGTGCTGCTTATGGATCCAGTAACAACCTCATTAAATATAAAAGTTCCAATTCCAGTATTGTATGGAGATCCAATAACAATTGTTGGTGCAACACTGTATCCTAGACCCGCATTTGTTATTCTAATTGAACTAATAGTTCCAGCCGCGCTCACTACAGCGGTTGCAGTTGCAGATGCTGTAGATACTCCTGATAGAAATACTTCATTTGTAAATGTTACTGATGGTGGTGAATAATATCCCGATCCTCCAGAGGTCATTGATATTATTCCAATTATTCCATTACCAATTTTCGTATAAGCCTCAGTTCCATTTCCTCCTCCACCAATAAATGAAACGCTAGGTGCAACTGTATATCCATAACCAGAATTTACTATTTGCACTCCCTGCACTCTACTTTCATTACTAATTCCTTCACAGTCTACTATTCCGGAAATCATAGTTGCAATTCCAGAAGCCGTTAATCCACCACTTGGAGCAGAAGAAATTGCAACTCTTGGTGTTGAAGTGTAACCACTACCTCTATTTGTTACAATAATCCTCCTAACACCACCATTAACAATTTGTGCATAGGCTAGAGATGTTGATGCAGAACCAACCATTGTAAGTGATTGAATATAACCAGAATCTACAACATTATCATCTATATCATCAATACTAGTATCTAATTTTTCATCTTCATATCTGAAGAGTTCACATGATAGTTGATATACATAATTTTTTTGTAATTGATAAAAAGGTTTTTCGTGCTCAACATACTTAATTTCAAATAATCTATCGCCCAAAGGAAAATAGATTAAGTCACCTTCTTTAGGTCTTGTTGAAAGTTTTATATCAGCAATATCTTTAATAAGAGGAGTAATGTATGACTCGAACCTTTCTTTTGAAATCGTAATAGTTAGATCATCCATCTCTTGAATGCCAAATTTTGACATTAAAGTTCCAAGACCATTATAACCATCATATGTATCTACATACGCTTCTATGGGATAGGCATTTTCGAATTTTGATTCAATTACTTCTTTTATAACAGTTTTTGATGTTACATATTTTCTGGGTAAATAGTAAACATCAACTCCATATATCTTTAACTGCTCATTAATTAAATCTTGAACAAGATTTTGCTCCGATTTTGATCCTTGCTGAAAAAATAGATTAAGCATACTCTTATCCTATCATATCTAATGGAGGTAATTCGTAAGTGTTGGACATTTTTTCCATTATCACATCTAGTTCTTTTTGTGCATCATCATACATCTGTCTACCGTTAAGTTCGACTCCTCCAGGCAATTTCACTCCTTGGAACTTAATTAAGTTCTGACCCCATTGCCTTTTAATCAATGCAGTAAGATATGGTTTTAGGAAAGAGTCATTCCAAACCCTAGAAAAATCATTTGGATCTAGAGCTCTATAGCAATCGATAATTAAATAATCTCCAACAGCAACGCTTCCCCAATCAATATCCAAATATAATCTATCCATCCTCTGATTGAATCTTATTTGTTTCTGGGTAGTGAGTAAAAAATCAATGTCTTCGAGATATGTTTTCAACATCGCATATGTTAATATTTCGGTAGATCCCCAATAATAAATATCATTTAAAAACAATTGATATTTAACGCTAAACATATTATTTGTTGTTGTATTAGTTCCATCAAAATGATATATTTTTTGAATTCCTATTATTGAAGATGGAACTTGCAAGAAGTTACTATTTTCTCTATATGTAAAAGTTGTTGCAGTTCCTACTATATTAGCAGTAGCAGAGGTCTGTGCTATCCCTGCAGAAGGATTATTGCCGGCAGGAGCTCTCCCCCTATCAATGTCTTCCTGAGTTATCTGGTATTTTAAGTATGTTTGAGCAACTCCATCAAAATGTCTTTCTTGAAAAAATTGCACCGCATCATCAACTAGGTCATCAATTTGCTCATCAGCAACATTAATTTCTAAAACTGGCGCTCCCAGTTTTCTCTTACAGTAGTCTATTAATTCCTGTCTAGTAGAGGGTTGCGCCATTTTTAATACATCTCTTAAGATATTTATTGTAAACCTTTAATTGAAAAATTGGAAATAACTTCTTGTTGCTTTAAGTATAACTTATAATAACATTTTGCAATATCTCTCAATTGATCTACATTTTCTATTTTGTCTATTTCCGAAGAATACTTAAAATATTCAAAATTTTTACTTAAATTTTCTAATTCAATATTATCTGGGTTCATTTTTCGGACAATCTCCTTAATAAGTTTTTTATTTCATCAAGATACATTTTTCATAAGTTCAATATCATTTTCAATAGATTCAATTTTTTTCTTCTCATTTTCCAAATTTTTTCTTCTCATAATATAGCAATCATAATCATTTTTGTTTGTATTGACTATTGCATTTGTTCTTGGATCTCTATAAAGATCTTTTTGACCTTCCACTGGAATTAAGTTCATAATAAATCCTATCAAGCCAAAGCAATAACCCTAAGATTTCTGATGATTGGAACATATGCTTGATTTTTGCTAGTTCCAATTAATTTTACTCTAAATTGCTTAAATGTTTGATTTAAGTTTATGGTGAATGAGTATTCTTTAAAATCTGATATTGATGGATTATTAATAAATCTATCTTGTTTTATCATCTTTGAATCAGAACTTCCATCATTATTTCTTTCGTCTATCACTGATCCATTAGTATCAATGTTCGCATATCCAGGAAAAGGTACAAATACATCACTGTTTTCAATAGAATACAAAGCTCTTAAATCAGAATCATTATGAATATAAGCATCCAATATAATTTTAATAGAAGATGCTGGAGATTCTAATGATATTTGATTGGAGATATATGTGAATAGATTTGGATCCTCTGTGATTGAATTCACTCTAGAATCATTAGCATAATCAGTAATTGGGTCATTAACTCTATTACTGATTAATACCAAACTATTATTTGATAAATCTATACTTGGACTAATTCTAGAGTCTGATGAAGTGAAGAATGCATTGACGTTTAAAGATTTATTTCCAGCCAAATCTGTTAGATAATTAGTTTCATTTATTTTTGAAGCTATAATTCTGGGATAGTCGAAATAATTTATTCTTGTATTGGTTATATCTTGTAAACCTTGATCTACAAAAGAGACCTCATTTCCACCTAAACTTGTTCCACTCACAGTTCTAATTGCAGCCTTTATACTTGTTCCTGTTGGCGCAGTTTGTTTTATGTTTGGTATTACTGCTTCAAATGGAATATTGTATGTTGCTTTACCGTTTGATTGTCCAACTTTCTTAGTTCTATTGAATTTAAGTTTTCCATATCCAGTGTTTAAACTTCTATCATTTCCATTCGATGACATATCTATTTTAATGTGATAGTGATTAGCACCAATTACATCTAAAATTCCATTATCAACATCAGATAGATTGTGTGATTTGTTAATTCTTCTCAGAGAAACTCCACCCAACTCATATTTCTCAACCAAAGTTCCTGCAGAATAACTAAATCCTTTAGTTCCATCAATCTCTCTTAAAACTCCTGTTAAAGTATTTGTAGATGTATTTACTCCACTGTAACTTAATATTTCATCAGATATTCGTACATAACCTTTGTATGCTTCACTAACGCTTACATTTTCAAAAGTAACAAACTTTGAAGCATCAGAAACAATAATCTGATTAGAAGATCCAGAAGCACTTGGATATTGTGTTGCTAAAGAAACAAATTCTATATCAGATCTTATATCACCAATAGTTACAATATTTGAAGATGAGTGCATTCCATGATTTCTATGGAATACTTTTACATGTTCTCCGTCTGTTATGGTGTTAATATTTGATATTGAGAATTCTGTTCCATTGTTACTAAAATCAGTTGTTACACCAGTGTTATTGATGAATTTTATTTTATCAGTAGAAACTGTACTAAATTCTCCTTGAATATTATCTATTATGAGTTGATTTTTTCCTAAAATTTGGGAAACACTAAGTCTCATGCCCAATCCAAGATTCTGTGAACCAACAGAAATGGGTTCCAAAATATCACCAACAACATATCCAGATCCTCCAGCCACAATAGTTGCTCCAGAAGCAACTACTCCACCATTATTAATAGTGATATTTGCTGTAGCGTTAACTCCTGAACCAGTTATGCTAGTAAGTGCAACTCCTGTATAAGTGAAGTTTGATCCGGTATATCCAACACCAGTGCTAACAACGGTAAGATTGCCGAATGCACTTCCGGCATAACCAACAAGGTTTCCAGTAACAGTAGAAAAACCTGTGGGATTTTGTATTATGGTATTACCTAAAGTTAAGTTAGTGTTTGTTATTGTTGAAGAAAGAGATACTTTGACTTTATTTGATTGTATAGTCAAAGGATCTTTTGTCATTATTTGCAAATTCTCTGGTAAATCGGAATTAAACATCTGAACAAAACCAGAAGGTGCAAAATTTGCTCTATGAAGTTCAAAAGTTAAATCTTCATATTGGCTAGGAGTCCAAGTAGATGCATTCTGGGATTTAAATAAAGATCCAAGAAGTCTTTGAGTTGTTACTAAAATTCGATTTTGTTCTGTTGTAAGAGTAGCAACATCAGGTTCTCCTAATCTAGATATCCAAACATTATATTCATTTGAATTTGATATCACAATAATTGCATATTCTCTCTGTCCTTCTAGATATACTGGAGATTCGAAGACAAAAGATGTTGCAATAGATGCATCTTCAGATGTCTGAATTTTATCTGGAGATAATTCTACTTCTGAGAAAGGAAGAATCTTTTGACTTGGAGTTCCTAGTTCAACTTCTCTAATTTGTACAGTTACTGGAAGGGAATTATCTTTAGTTCTAAAATAAAGATCAATCTTAGTCACATATATTCCAGTAGAATCATCTACAATAAATGATTGTGCTAAAGGATCTCTGTACTCTCCGGTAAGTCTAGAACTTGTTGATGATGTAGTTGTGGAATCTGATGCTCTAGCAGAATCCGATAATGTTCGTGTTTGTCTAAAGCTATCATCAACAACAACTCTAGCATTTCTTAAAGAAAGTGTAACTTCTTGAGTAGAATCGACATCACCCTGAGAGTAGAATGTTTCTTCCGCTACAGTCGTTACTACACCTGGAATTTGAGAATTTGTCGAACTACTAGTTAGTCTAAATCTAGATCTTCCAGTTTCAAAAGATGGATTATTTCCAGAAGAAGAATTTGGTATTTGATAAGATCCAATTAGAGTTCCTATTCTATCTGTAATTAATCTTACATTTGTTACTCTAGCTTCAGAACCAGAAGTCAATCCTCTTAGAATCATTGATGTTTTAATTAATCCACTAAATTGGGAATTTGATTCATCCGCTAAGGAGAACGTATCAATATTCAATATTGTGCTGGTTGAAGAATATGAATTAGGAATATTCACTTCTCTGTTGTATGGATTTCTATCAAATACATCTGTTGGATTATTGTATGGTCCATACTTATGATTTGATTGTGCTACTCTAAAACTTATTCTATCAGCAACTGTCGCTAAGTTATTTGGAGATTGATTAATGGTCCCTATAACAGTTTCTCCAACTGCAAAAGTTCCCGAAATCATTTCTATCTCAATTAATTTACTAAAACAATAATCAGTAACGTTTACTCCATCAAAAAATGAATAAACTTGCGTGTAAGGCTTCATTTGTCTAGAAGTAAATTCAATATTTCTAGATCTCATAAATGTTATGATATTCCTTCTAACAACTCTGTCTCCTAGAGATTCTGTATCAATTTGTTCTCTTACTCTATTTTGTATTCCAGTTCTTTGTTGAGATAATGAAACACCAACATCAATGGTAGCTGATGTAGTTGTTGAAGTTGTTGTTGTTTCTTGAACTGCTCTACCAGCTCCCTGTATCATCGGACCAACAAGAGCAGAAGAAGAGGAACTAGAACTACTTTGAGAAAGGGAGATGCTAGCACTTACATCAACACCAGTAGTTTCCCACGAATTCCATATAACTGGACTTACTCCCAATCTAGATCCGTCTGCTTGGTCAGTAACTTCTGCTCTCAGTGCTTCAGCAACTCCAAGAAAAGATCCCTCCATTTCCACACTATTCACTTCCAATCTATTCACATCGATCCAAACATCTACTGTTGGATATAGTTGAATTGTTCCTTCCCAGAGTTTTACAAAGAATGGAGTTACATTTTCTGTTCTTGTTGCAAAAGGTTGTCTTAACCAAGAAGTTTCTGAATAGTCTAGAGTAACAACATCACCAGTTCTTTTTATATTAGAACCAAATATCTCAGCGTATCTTTTATCGCCATTTAATTGGTTAGATGTCCCAACACCAGATATTGTATTGTTTGCAACTTCCAGTTTTAAATTTGTACTATAATGAGAGGGTCTCAGTTCACCTTTACTCGAATCAATGCTATTTTTTATCCCATTAGATAAATCTTGCGGTAAAAGTGTACCAAAATTATCAACATAAAAACCAGATTTAAATCTATTTTGACCATTTCCATCATCAACAAATAAATTCTGAGTATTAGTCTCAAGCATAGACAATGAAGTATAATACTCCAAATTTTTAATTCTAGATTCAAGATTAAATATATCTCTCATCTGATATCTTTTATGCTGAACAAATTCAATTCTAGCATCTGAAGTATTGTAAAGATATCCAGGTAAATAAACATTTGCAATGTTCATTGCACCAGAAACTTCCTCTGGTAAAACTGGATTATCGGATGGATTTCCGTATTTTATTACGAAAGATTTATCTTTGTTTAAATATATCCTATCAATTCTCGGTAAATAATACGAATATGTAAGAATTAATGACTCGTCAGAAGATATTGTGTTCTTTGAACTGTGATTCGAACCAGAAAAATTTCTACCTTCAAACTCAAATGGAGATCTATTGCCCTCAGAAACTGTATAGTTGCTTACTCTAGGTCTTAAATCTATTAAATCTGTTACTCTATAACCAGAAATTGAAGGTATTTCATTCTTATAGTTGAAAGATGTGTAAGAATTTGTTGTTGTAATGTCTCCATCGTCAGAAGATTCAAAAAACCCTCTCATGAAGAAAACTTTTAATTTTCTTTCTGGTTCTGGAGAAGAGGAATTTCTTATCAATCTTGAGTAATCATAATAAGTTTGCCTTTGCCCATTATCAAGAACATACCTAGATGTTATATTATTACTGCCAGAATTGATTGATCCTATCAGACCATTTACATTTGATTGGGTGAACTTTACAAGTTCACCATTTATAAAACTATTATTATTTTCATAAATGTATCCAATAGAAGTATCACTATTTCTTTGTACATATAGTGCTCTTGCTCCACTTATAGAACCAACTAGACTTTCCCCAATAATAAGATCATTTGTAGTTGATGATGGTCCGTCCATGGAACCAATAGTTGCAGACGGACAATCTGGATCAGACGTAGATGTTGATTCAAAAACTCCGTATAGGAGATTCACTTCTGGATAATTTAAACATATTTCTTTATCTTGAACTCTAGTTCCATACGGATAATTTCCACGAGTTAAACCATCATTTGTAGTGGATTGTCCTATTCCAGAATAAGAATTTGATGATTTGTTGATAACAATACTATCTACTATTTTCTTTTTCTTGGATTTTGACTTAATTTTAGTTTTTCTTAATGTAGCTATTAGAATTCCGCCAGTATCATTTGACCCTAAGTTGTTGATAACTAATCTAGTAGAACCTGACTGAAATTCAAACTTGTCAGAAGTTAAAGTTTCTAAACTTCCATCACTTCTAATAAAAATATATCTCTCTTCATCAAAAGGTAAAAATACTTCGTTAATTCCCGCATCAATTGGATTTGTAGACTTATTAGTAATATTGATATTACTAAATTGTTTTCTAATTGTTATTTGAGATCCATTGAGATCTATAGATTCTATATTGGATTTTGGTAAAACACTAAAAAATGAATTGTTACTTGCAGAATTTCCACTATTTCCATTTACTTGAATTTTGGACTTTAGTGTTGATAAATCATTTACATTGATAGTTGATGTCGGTAAACTTCCAAATCCAACACCATTAACACTTTGAACTGATGAAATTTTAAATTGTCTAGAAAGATAAGAAACTTCTCCTACCTTCGCATAAGAAATAGTGGATATTCCTGGTTGAGTATAACTAATTAAATTGCCGGTGGTAATTATTCCAGAAATATTGACTCCATTAACGGTAACAGTGGAAATACCTCCGCTATTTGCAGATATAGTAGCATTTCCGATAGTATTAGAAATAACTTGAACTGTATCTGCTGTAAAAGTTATTCCAGATCCCACGCTAGAAGAGTATACTGATTTTACATCAGAAATTCCATAATTTCTAATATCAGTCACATATCTGGAAGATTGATTTTCATTTGAATTGTTAAAGATAATATTTTCTTTTTCAGAAAATGTTCCTTTAATTTGATATACCGTGATCGTATTTAATCCAGAAACAGATTGCTTTAAATATCCTGTAGCACCTGTTTGAGAACCTTGAATGTATGTTGGAATTGATAATGTTACCGGTTCATTTAAAGTTAATTTTGAGTAAGTTTGAATATCAAATAAAGTTAAATCCCATTCATTTGGTTTTAAATTTTGTACATCATACCCACCTTGCTCCAAGACAAAATCATATACCCTAGCTATTCCAATTTCACTTCCAGCAGAACCTCTAGAGTCTATACCAACCCTTTCATCCCTTAAACTAAGAGTAGATGATGTGTTGAAATCTATTAATGGAGCTCCTGTCACGTTATTTACAACCAATGTTGGATTTAATCCAAAATTGACTGCTTGATTTTCTATTGTTTTTGTTGTTCTTGGTTTAGGAACATCTAATAAAGTCGGTCCCTGAAAATCAACCTCATAACCTTTTACGTAGGCTTTTCCAGGACTAACTTTATAAACCGCTAAGTTTTCGTTTGGAACTGATCCAGAATAAGTTAATTCCCCTTCTTTAAATATTCCTTCATTTCCCAAACCATTATTTAAACTTTCCTTACAATACGTTGTAAATGATTTAATATAATAATGCCCAGATTCGTCGAATGTTCTTCTAGCAAATTCGTCACCTAGAATATTATATTCCGTATTATTGTTTATTTCCCTTAAAATTCCGTTTTGTACAGTAGCAAGTTGTACAAAATTTGCATTATCAAAGTCATTAATATCCTTTTTAAAAAGAGATGCTGTTATTTTTAACCTATCTGCTCCAGGAGCGGAATAATTGTTGTATCCCTGAGCATTATCCGTCAAAGATATATCTTCATTTGATGTAACAACTTCTTCCGTTACAAGTAAACCAATCCTATAACTTGGTTTATTGTCGTATTGATCTAGGATTAAAATTTCATCTTGAACCTCTACAAAAGTCCCTCTTAAGAAATAAACTCCATTCGATAAAGCAAATGCAGAACCTATTGATGTCGAATTATTTGCAATAGTTGCCGCAAATCCTTCACCTGAAGAAATAACAGTATTTCCAAATTGAATTGGAGTTTCGGAATATAATACTTCATTATCAAAAAATTCTCTTGCAGAAAGATCGGTAGAAGAAGACTCCAAATAGTCAACATATAATGTTATATTTCCCCTTTCAGATTCATCTGAAGTTATGACTTTAACTATCTTTGCCTTTACACCAGAAGATCTTCCATATATCACTGAACCAACTAAGTTGTTCAAATATAAAGAAACTGGAATACCTGAAAATTCGTTATTTATTTCTACGGCATAAAAATTACTAACATAAGTCAATTGTCCAGGTATTACTTTAGCTCCTTCTTTGAAGAAATGGGAACCAAATTGCTCTACCTGATTCTGAAGTATTGACTGGAGAGTTGTGAGTTCCCTAGCTTGTACTGGATAAGACGGTTTAAATAATACCTTATAATAATTATTATTCTTATCAAAGTCGTCAAAATAAGGCGATACGTTGAGATTAGTTTCTTGTGGCATAATTCTTACTTAGAATTGCAAAATAACTTTGATATCTTCTTTTTGGTTTAATGATCTAGTAATAGAAGGTCTATTATCAATATAAATCATCTCTCCAGAATATTTTTTGACCTCGGGATTTGATAAACCATTTGTAAAATATTGACCGAGGTTGTATGTCATATTATTTATAGTAGTACTAAAACCAGTAAAAGTAGTATCTACTGATAAATTATTTGCAGTACCATTAATAGTTCCTCCAGATGAAGAAAATCTGATTAAAGAATATCCAAATTCGGGTACAAAAGTTAAAAAACTACTGCCAGTTTGGAATCCGACAATACTTCTGTCCTGCCAGTATTTTAAAACTCCCGTTCTATTGTCGTAAGATACGACTCTACCGACAGCAGTTCCAACTCCAGAAATAGTTTGTGTAATTTTTGAATTTGCTGCAAATATTGCAGATTCAAAATTGCCTGTTAATTTAATCGCATAAGTGTTGCTTGCTTTTTGGGTATCCAAAATGCTATCAGTATCAGAAGAAATTGGATTTTTAATAATTCCAACTCTAGCAATTTTATTTCCAGTAATAAAATCTGGATTTAAATTGTCGTTTTCAATTCTTGAATATACTAGTATATTTTTAGCACCAAGTTCCGAGTATATATTTTTTCCATGACCACCTTGTGGAGGAATAATTACGTTAAAAGTTGGAAGCACATCTCCTGTTATTCCGGAAGAATTTAAATCAACGATTCCAAACGTGTAATTTTGACCACCAGATGTAATGTTAATAGATTCGACTGTGGAATCATTTCCAACAACTATTGTTGCTTTAGCACCAGATCCATCCCCTAAAATGGGAACATTTGTATATGATCTTGGAGCTCCCAAACCACTTCCTCTATCCGTTATTGTAATTATTTTTAATTGACCACTAATACTTTGATCTGCATTTTCTCTTATGGAAGCATTTTCAGTATTTGTATCCCAATCTTTTGGAGTTGGAATATAATTCAGAGAATCGAATTTTACAAGGTCATTTGGTTTTATTGTGTATAAGTATTTCCAAATATAACCATCCCCACTAACTCCTGCTGCCTTTGGTTCTAAATCGGTAAATGTTGGTTCATCTAATGAAGGTCGTCCATTTGGATTTTCTGGATCTATTCCATTATGCAAGCAAATATAAACTCTATAGTCACTATTCATAACATAAAAGTTTGATTCATACAAACTTGTTTTATCTGATGGATTTGATCGATTATTTCTACTTATATCATGCCTATACATATCATAAGTTGTTCCCGACTCCCACTCTATTCTTCTAATTACTTGCCTAACATCATTTGAATTTATTCTTCTAATAGCTATTATTGTGTCCCAGATATCAGTGCAATTATCAAAGGAATCTACGGGAGATGGTGGAGTCTGCTCCCAAGTTTCAACATAGTCAGTTGAATTTGTTAGTCCCACAAAAGAATAATACGCATTTGCCGTTGAAGCAACTGACAGAGAAAAATTTTTTGCACTTAATATTCTAAATTGATCTGTTATAATCGCAGACATTGATTTATAGAGTTTTTTTGTATTTATTCAAGTTATAGATCATTATAATTTTGTATCCGCAATTCATTATATCTTCTTACTGTTGGAGTGCTATTAAGTCCAACAACGCCATAATTTGAATCTACCAAAAATTCATTTGAAATGCTTGGAACGTTAATAACTCCCCAACTATAATCTCCAAAATATGAACTATACCCAACTCCAGTCAATCCATTATAACTCGAAACACTAACAGTTACTTTTTTTACCGTAGCACTTCCTACACCATATACATCAGTAGTTCCAGTAGAAACTGATATAACTTGATATATGTTGTCTATTCCAGTGGTTCCTATTCCAATCACTGAACCATTTTTTCTTAAAGAAGTGACACCATTACCAACATTAGAATTTGAAACTTTAAAGTAATAATTTTCTAGTATTTGACTTTGCGTTATAGTTGGATTTGTAACGGAAATCTCTCTTAAATAAGAGTCTTGTGGTATATAAAGATCGAATATGAGGGCAGTGGAAGCAAATCCAACACTAGTTGTTTTAATTCCAGTAATTATTCCAAAATCGCCAAAATAAGAAACATCCTTAACATATTCTTTCTTTAAGGTTGGTGGTTCTACAAAAACTAATGGTGGATTAGTAGATGTATATCCAAAACCAGGTGATAAAATATCTACGGATGTTACTATTCCGGCAGTAATTGATGATTGTAATATTGCTCTTCCAGTAGATCCAATTCCAATTGGACTTTGAATAGAAACCGAAGGATTGGTTGTATATCCAACTCCACCTTCAATAATATTGATAGAATCTAATGTTCCGCTAGGAGAAATTATGGCGGTTGCAATTGCCGAAATAATTTGTGAATTGTCAATTATTTCTATTTTATTAATAATGTTATTCGATACATTTTCATTCTCTGGATCAAATACAGATTTGACAGAATCCACAAAAATTTGAGTTGATCCAACACCAACTGATTGTATTAAATTGGATATAGGATATATAACTGGTTCATATCTTATCCTATCTTTATTTACTTCTATTCCATCAATTACAGTATCATTCCTTTGCTTGCACCAATTAACAGGTCTAATAAATTCTGCGTCAGATGTAATGCCGATGGAGTTATATGGATTTGTTTCTAATATATCTGGTGAGGTAATATCAGTAACAAGTCTCGTATTTTCTATCAGATTGGATTTTTCTCCGATTATTTTAATAGTATCTCCAGATTTAATTGTCTCTAAAACATTGACATCCACAACATCAATGTTTGGCGTCCCTTTGTAGAATAATATTCTACACTTATCGCCATCCTTTGGAGCCTCTGTAAATGTAATAAAACTTCCACCATTAAAAGTATATGCAATATCTGGTTCTTGCAACACATCATTAATGAAGATAAGAATAACTGATTTTAAATCAATACTAGATCCACGTTTAGAAATGATAGAAAATTTATTTCCATTATTAAGTATTGGAAAAGTTCTTCTAGATCCATTAAATAAAGAATCTATATCATCCAATTTTTGCAATTCTCCCAGTGACCACCCACTAAAATTATCAGTATAAGTTCTATCAACCGTAAGTATAAAAGGTTTAAATTGTTTTGAAGTATCTGTTGGTATACCAGATAATCCTCCAGAATTTATTGTAAGAGTATCCCCTTCTTTATAAGAATATCCATAATTTGTTATAGTAAAATCTATTACACTAGAACCCTGACCAACAACTATATCGATCTTTGCTTGAGAACCAATACCACTACTAGATCCTGTGTGTATCAAATCTAAATTAGAATATGATAGCGGATTATCAAAAATTACTTGTGGTGGGTTTGTCGAAGTATAACCAGATCCTGGATTTGTTATTGCAACACTTACAATGTTTCCACTAATAACTGATGCTACTCCGATATACTCTATGTTTGGAGACCCTGTACTTAAAGTTTGCACTCCAACCCTAACTATTGGTTGAGAAATATATCTATATCCAGAACCACTATTCCCAATGCTAATTGATTGTATTGTTCCGGCCGCGGAAACAATTGCAGTTCCACCTGCAGATACTAATGGTTGATATCCAAAACCATTACTAGATCCAACTGATACTATTATTCCACCCCTAGGAACTCCAGCATTGTTTGGATCATATAATGCAGATGTTGCAGCACCAGTAAAATTCAATTGAGTTTTTGGCGCACTTTCTGTTAAATTGTAATCATTTTCTGGATTTTGGAATATATTATTGACTAATATTATTGAATTTGATGTTGAAAAACCAGTAATATTTTGACACATTTGAAGTTAAATCAAAGTTTTTGGTAACAGCATTAAATTTTGAACTAATATCATCAAAGATATAATTTTTTTCATAAGTACTTTCATTTGAATTAGGAATACCAGATCTCAAAAATACTCTTCCTTGAAAAGTTGATCTGATGTTTATATCACCTTGTATTTGGTCATAAATTGGTCCATATGGGGGATCTGAAAAATAAATTTTACTTCTAACTATATTATAGTTTCCTTTAAGTTTAGTTATTAGTGCATTAATACTATGGGTTTCTAATTTAGTTCCCATCAAAGGACGTTGAACTTCTACAAAATTAGTGCTTCCAACTCCAACTGATGAAATTTTCATAATTTCATCATCTATTTTTATAAGATCTCCTCCAAAAAATGAACTTATTCCGGAAAAATATAAAGTACTATCTAATAATTCAATAACATTTTCAAGAGTTGCAGTAACTCCTGTTGCTACAATTGGAGATTGGATTATATTATCAATTGTGATTATACATTTACTGTTTTGATTTGTTGAGACTATTGCATGATTAACTCCAACTCCAACAGATGTTAAATTTATCAATTCTGGTTGATCTGATAAGGCCTTAATTGGCGATGTGCAAAGACCTATAAAATTATTATCATACTTATACACATACAAGTTACCACTTAATCTGTCAGTAACACCAACACCTGATATGTAAGTTTGTGCTATTCCTATTGGACTAAAATCGCTAAGAGCGGTCTCAGACTCTACAAGCGTGTAAAAAGTTACAGCAACGCCGGAGTTTATTTGTGATGAAATTGTACTGGATAATGACACAGAATTTGTGCCAATATCAACTATTTTTATATAAGTGTTTTCAAAATAATCATCTACTGTTATTCCCGTCGTTGATGCAATACTTATTATATTGGTCCCTACTCCAGCAATAGATGTTGTTGTCGTGTCTAATAATTTTGCAAAAACTAATGAGTCTGAAATATATTCAACTTGCTCTCCACTAACAAAAAAATGATTTGGTATATAAATGAAATTTCTTTGCAAATCTATACCGGAAGTATTTGTGGAAGTATATTCTGATGATCCATTAAACCTTCCTTCAAAAATGGGATTATTTTTGTAAGTTAAATCAAAATCTTTTTTGGTAGAAGCATCGCTAGAAGATCCAAATTGAACAGTTGCTGTAGATAATTCCGAATTCCTGAAATTTATAGAAAGTGGGAAAGATGAAAATTCTGCGAAGGAAACTGCATGTTGTAAAAGAGTAATTGTTACGTCTATATTTGCATTTGGTGTAAATAAAAGTTCTGTAGATGATGATTGATTGCAATCAAACGTACCAAGTCTAGAATTCGAATAAACGCTTCCATATTCTATGATATTAACCTCATTTTGATTATTCAGAATAACAATTTCCGAAAGTTCTATCTCCCCATTCGTGTTGTCCTTTATCTGGGCAACAAAATATCCCATAGCATAATTTGATGAGTAAGTAGTTATTATTTGGCTAGTTGGAGTTGGTGATGATGCTATATTAATATATTTTGATCTTACATCTGCATATCTCAAACCTCTAGAACTTGTAGCACTAAAATTAGTGTTTGCTATAGAAACTCCAATAACATTGCAATTCAGTGTGTCGGTTATATTGGGGTAAAATATTAAATTTGTTCCCGATCCAGTAACAGAAACATCATAAGTTCCTATACCAGTTTGATTTAAATTATTATTTTCTGATGATGTAATTCTTCCAAACTCCGAAAAAAATATACTCGATCCAACAGAAACTAAATTTATTTCATTATATTCATAATTCATGTTAGAGGTTGAAGATAATTCAACCATTATCTTTGCAGAGCTAAAATTTGAAGGTATTGTATATAAAGTTGAAGAAGATCCAGAAGATACATTTGACGTACCAGATCTAACGCTTATAGAATTTCCAAAATTATAACTACCTACATTAAAAATATTTTGTTTAGTATCATATGAAATAAAACTATAATCATATTCAGTGTTTCTTCCATCTAAAGGATAAAACTGCAAAACAGCTTGTGATCCATTTTTTACAATATCAAAATTTCCCAATTCATCCTCAGTAAAAATTTTTCCGTATTGATTTAATTGGAGATCAACATCATCACTCAATACGGAAACTATTGAAGATTGTAGTCTGTCTTCAAATCTACTATCTTTTACTACAAGAAAAAACTTTTTTGCTCTTACTTTTGTTGACATAATTTATTGCTTATATGTTGAATGTGGTTACAAGAATATTTGAAGATGATGTGTTAAATTGATTACTGATATCATCCACTATTAAAACTCTATTACCAATAGACTCGGAATAGTCTTGTAAGATAGTTGAGTTGAAAATAACTTCATCTGATGTCAGTGTTTTGTCCGAATAAAAACTATTTTCATAAACCAAATCATAATCTTGAATACATTCAATATCTACTATACTATTTAAGTCGCAAGTTGAAGAGAATAATCCATCGTTTTGTGACGTTGAAATTCCGGAATTGTTTGCAGATGTATTTAAAACAAAATCACTAAACCTTTTAAAACCTAAAGTGTGATTTAAGTTATTTACTACATCATTCCATTCATCTATTGGTACTTCAGATTTTAATGAGTATGAAAAATATTGATAGTATTCACTATCTTGAATTCTTTGAAGTTCATTATTCAAAAATCCAGTTTCACTATTCCATCCACTGGATACAATAGATGAGGAATCAATCTGATAGAATGACTCATGTTCAAAAATTTCTTTAATAAAAGCTTGTGACTTTGAAGATTCACCTGAAATCAAAGAATTGATTTTAAATTGGTCTTTTGACTCTACATTTAAAAATTCATTTTTAGAATCAAATTTTAATACCTTTCCAGTCTTTTCATCATCGCTGGTAATTAATTCTCCATTGATAAATGAATTTTTTGATAAAGTCACTCTAAAAGATGGAAGTGATCCCTCTGCGATAATTTTTCCCGCAGAATTCTCAGGATCGAAAGTCCCCGGAATATCTGATTGAGATAAGTATTCTCCTAAGGAATATTCAACGTATGCTCCAGATCCACCTAAACTTGTTTGTACCCCAACTACAGAAAATAATGAATAGTTATAATTTTTCGAATTATAACCTTTGCTAGAAGACTCTAGTGTAGAGATACCTTCTATTAATACATTATCGCCAACGGAAATGGGAAAAGATTCTGGATCACTAAATTGATTTGTGACATAAACTCTTACGTTTTCTGTTGTAGAATTATATGAAATTGAACTTATTCCTAATCCGTTAGAATTATTAATAGCAACAATTCTTGGGGTTACATTATAAAGTCCTTTCGTATTTTTTATTACATCAACCTTAGCCCTTTCCATGTCGTAGTTTAGAAAAATATCATTTACAACTTTATTAGTAAATGAATCTATTACTACTAGATCTGGAGATGTGTTGTAATTTAGTCCTGGAGAAATAATATCTATTGATTCTATAGTAGAAAGAGGTTCAACTCTCAATATTGTTGGAAATCTGACTGTTGGTTTTATTGTATTATCAATAGAATAATTATATCCGATGTCTAGGATATTTGTTGAATTTATTCTTCCAATAGTCTTACTTTCCGGTAATAATATTGCACCATTTCCAGTTGATGATGTAATGGAAGAAATAAAAGGCAATCTCTCATATCCTTTACCTCCAGAAGTTATCTTTAATCTTTCTATTTCTCCAATTTCGTTAATCGAATTTGTATAATACCTAAAAGAAGCGTTTGTTTGAGAATAAGAATTTGTGTCGGAATCATATTCATTATGAAATTTAAATGTACTAGAGGTAACTCCAATCACCGTTTTTTGCCCGTTCAACACATTATCAACAAAAAATATTTTGTTATTTTCTTGAACTTCACTATCAACTTGATATTCTTTTTTAAGATTTAAATCTGTTTTTGGAATTAAGTTGTACCAAATTGAACTTGGGAATGAATCATCTACAGTAAATTCTAACTTGGATGTGGTAGATACTCCAATTACTCCAGATTTTACTATTTTAGAAGTTCCATCTGAGTTTAATGGAAAATATTTACTAGAAAAATTTTGATCTGAAAAAAGATCAAAATCAAAAGATGATGTGCTTCCAATACCAAATGGTTGTGATAGAGAAGAGTCGGATAGATCTATAATTACTTTTTGATTTTTTGTTATTTGTAATTTTGGATTTATTTGTGATAGAGTACCATAAGAGGAACTCGTGAAATTGATAGTAGAATAATTCTTATCAATAGAATCGTAATAAGATCTAGAAAGTCTAATTCTATCTCTGTCATAAATTACCGCATAGTATATTTCTTGGTTTTCTAGTCCACCTGCAGGAGATGATGATGTGTGAATTAATTTTTGACCATTAGAGTAACCATGATTTTTTATGGTTATTAAGTTATTAACAATATCAACAGAAGAAAAGTCTTTTGGATTTAATACTAGTCTTCTGTGATAATCACTATATTTTACAACTACTGTAGTAGTCAATCCCGATAAAACTTCTAAGAAAACTTTATCTCCATTTTGGAGAGAATGTGACGATGCAGTAGATACTGTTACAGAATTTCTAACTACATTTCCTTTTGAAACATTTTCAAATCTTGTTTGAAAACTATGATAAACTCCTGCACCCGGTGAAGTAAAGAATAAAGTAGAGGATGTTTGAGAAATTCCAACAAATTCACCTGTTGTTCCTAAACCAACTTTTATTGTAGAAATTCCAATTAAATCTTTGGAAATTTTTGCAACATAAACCAAATCTCCATCATTTAATGTAAATTTATCAATTCCATTTTTAGAAACAGATATTCCAATACCACTATTAACTTTATATAATAGCGAATCTCCTGTGTCTAAACCGTGATCTTTTAAATATATTGATTTTTGAGGGATAATTATGGAAGTGAGTCCTACTCCGGGATTTGAGAACACAATTGTATGGCCAAATCCAACAAATGTACCAATTCCTAAAGATTCTAATGGATTGAAATATAATTCACGATTTAATTTATAATTATCATTTTTTATATTAGATTTTAGTTCAATAAAAAACTTTCTTGGATTTTCATATAAAATCGAATACGCGGAGTGAGCGGCGGAAACTGTAGAATTTTGTTCTCTTAGTACTCTAATTCTAGATGCATCTCTGTCTACATTTAAAACTTTTACATTTTCTGAGTTTATAGTTAGAATATCATTTTCTCTAATTGTTGGATAATCCAACAATCCAGAAACATAAAAATAAGTTGTCAGGCCAGTAACTGAAGTATTACCAACTCCCAAATCAAGTATAAAATTATCTGATCTAACCCCAACATTAAATGAATTTTCTAGAGATTGATCGTAATTAGAAAGAGAATCTACATTAACAAAGTCTCCATTAATTAGATTATGCGGTAACGTGGAAAATCCAAGTATTCTATTTGGGGAAAAAGATGGATAAAATTCCACATCTGAAATTACTAAAGATGTTTGGGAAATACCGGTTATTGTTTTTCCTTTTATAAAGTCAACTTTTGCTGCAGCAGAAGTTCCTCCAGATCCATTATTATCAAAAATAACTCTATCCCCAGGTTTATAATTTTCTCCACCAGATATTATTTTAATCGAATCTACTGTTCCTTTAAATGTGCTTTTAATTTTTGAATCTTGTTTTTGTAAATTTTCTGTCGGAATAAAATATTCGTATGAAGAATTTTTATCTAAGGTGTTGTATGGTTTTGTATTCCTTATTAAACTGACAGATTCAAAATTAAATGTATTTTGATTATTTTTTGAGTTAAAATTAAAATCTATCGGTTTTGATTTATAAGAGTTTCCTACTACATATGGAAATTTTGGTTTCTTATTTCCAACAAAGAACCCAGAATCTGATAATTTAGATTCTAAAGTCATAAAATATGCATATGTCCCATTTGGAAATTCGGGTGTTATACAAAATCTTCCATTATGCTCATCTAAATCGCCATTATTACCAAATTGATAATCTTCTACAAAGTATCCAGCGGGGAAAATCTTTTTATTTGGTCTATTTTCCTGATTATCAATCGGATCCAGATAACTGCTAGTTATCTGTCTTATTTTTTTATTCGTTGGGGAATCATATCCATATGGACCATATATTGGATTTCCGTCATATGCCCATCCAAGCAATGGAGAGTGGTATTTTTCCACATCAAAATCATTCTGATAGTCGCTCTTATAATTTACATTACCACCTTCATTATTTTTTGAAAATACCTTTGTTCTTAATGTTTTAGGTGCATATAAGTGAGTGTACTGTAATCCATAGTCTTTATTTTTTCCAGTAAAAACTACACTATCATTTGAAGAAAACTTGAAGGTATTTAATAATCTTTCAAATTTGTTTATTGTCCAAATTTGTGGATTAAATTTTAACTCACATCCACTTCCCGGTACAACTACATCAATTATTGTATTTTTTTGCTCATAATTTATACCACCATTAACTATTTTTACATCAACTATTTCGCCATTTTGGACTATTGGTGTTAATAATGCGCCTAGACCAAATCCTCTTATAATTAGGTCTGGTGGAGAATTGTAATCTTTTCCTCTGTCATTAATAATGACATTAACAATTCTTCCATTAGAAACTACTGGTGTTATCACAGCACCAGATCCAAATTTTAAATTATATTGTGGTTGTTGATTATAATTAATAATTTCCGAAGATCCATAACCGACTCCACCATCATATACGAATACTGATGTTATTTTTCCTCTAAAAATTGGTTGAACTTTTGCTGTTATATCAACATTAGATATTGTTGATATTCCAACCTTTCCAGAAACAGTAACGGTAATTGGATCATAATCAAAAATATGAGATCCAGAACCTTTTGATTTAAAGTTGACGTATTGTTTTGTTCTGTAATAAAAATCAGAAGAAGTAGATCCAATCCCAATATTGGACAATTTAAAGGATTCTTCACCCACTCTAGTTACAATATATCTTCCAGTATTCAATCCAGATATATTTTCTCCACCTCCATAATAATAAATTATATCTCCACTATTGTAAGGATTGTTATATACTTCTATGGTGTCTGTAGAAGTATTGATGCCGGCAGATGAAACCGATATTTTTTTACTTTTATATCCTGTCCCAAAATTTGTTACTATAATTGAGTTTATTTTTTTCTTTCTTGTTGTAGATTCAAATTTATGATTTCCAACTCCATATGAAATTATATTAATAGTATTAATTCCAACTAAAGAGTCATTTAATGTTTTGTGTAAATTTATAACGTGATCATCGACAACATTTACATAATATTTTGCATCTGTCGTTAACCCACCAATAGGAGTATTTCCGCTCGTTTTATAAACTACGGATTCCCCGTCTCTAAACTTATGGTAAGTAGAAAATCCTATTTGATTTGATATTAAATTCAGTCTGCTATTGGATGAAGTTGGATTTAAATCCACATAATGATCATAATCAACTGTCTTCACAGAAGCAGTTGCCCCCCTTCCTCCACCACCAGTGATGGTTATTATTGGAGTATCAATATAATCAAAACCACCATCAATAACGTCAATTCTTTGCAATGAGCCTTCCACCCCACAGTAACCCTTAGCTGTAGACAGTCCTGTTACGGAAGTTACATCTAGTATAGGAGGATTAATTACATCATAATTATTTCCCCCAGAAATAACATCTATAGATTTTATAGATCCATAATAAAGATAATCATCGGACTTGTAGTTAAGTAATTCTACTCCATTAACAAGTATTCCAGTTGTTCCGTATAGTGTTTCATAATTTTTTCCAGTATTTTCTGGAGATTTCAATACCTTGACTAAATCTTTGCGAGTCAATATTTGAAGGTATATTATCTTTCTTAGAAAATTTTAATAAACTTAAAGTGTTGTTTGATATAGATGTCGATGCAATACCAACAAATTTACCAAAACTAATATCAGATCTACTTCTCGCTAATTTTATTTCACTTTTACTCTCCCTCTTTATAAAATAAACTCCCGATTGAATATCTAACCTGTTGTTCTGCAAAGATTCATTTTCTGGGGAGTATATTACAGCATCTCCCGTTAAGAATCCATGATCTCCGTCATCATTAACAATTTTTAAAGTATTTCCGGAAAAAAATCCACTTAAATTTACTTTATAATTTTCAGTATTCTGGCTTACGTTTGCTCCATAAAATGGTAGAGATGATGATGTTACATACACATCTTGCGAATTAAAGTCACGGTATACATTTAAAACATCCGAAACAAAATTATTCGAAAATCTAGAAATTATTCTTTTAATATAAAAAATTTGAGAAATATTAAATCCAGTAGTTGTTATTTGAAAAATTTTTCCTGGAATACTTCTTGCAGGAATTTTTACATTTGATCCATTGATTATAGAAACTTCTCTTTGATTATTTGAAGAATTTATATATTCTATCTCTACATCATCCCCATCATATATCCCACTATCATCATATGTTTCTATCGTATACTTAAATTCTCCATCAGAGGTAAAAGATTTTACTTCACATTTAACTGTTTTATTAAAAATCCAAGTATTATCCTGCAAATAATCCTTGTTGTATCCTAGTGTTAATATTTTTGCAATATCATTTTTTTCATAATATTTTGTATTTTCTGGAATGTTGGATTCAGATATAACTCCAGTAATCCTAAATCTAATCTGATTTCCAGATTCATCATATCCATAAGCATATGTATGTAAAGATATATCTTTACCTGAAGGAATAAATTCGCTAATACCAGTGCAATTTAAGAATTGATTTACTGTTTTTCCCGAATAAGAAATTAATATGTTCGAATTCTCCCCTTCTACAGTCAACTCTCCAGAATTTGGAAAACCAATAGTAGAATCTACGGTTATATTGTCGGAAAGAATAGAAACATCGGATGACACTATTGTTTTTGGATGTATTTTTAAGTCACCAAATATTGATCCCGATACTATAACATCTTTATCAAAATCGTAGTCCAGCATCAAGATATAATATTCTTTTCCATTTTTTATTGATTTTTGAATATCTGTTACAGTACCAAAAGATTTTGTTATATTTCCATATTGATCTTGAAATACCGTTTTATTTAAAAGAACTGAAACATCTCCTTGAATTGCTTCTACAACAAAATTTCTTGTTACTCTAAATTGTGCATTAGAAGGTTCGATTAAATAATTTTTTGGTTGAATTACTTCAACATCTTTACCATATAAAACCCTAAACAAAATTTCAAAAGATTTATCTGTTCCCTTAGAACTATAAAAATCTTTAGATTGTTTTAGGAAAAGATTTTGATTTATTCCTTGATATAATTCCCTATTATTAAATCCATATAAAAATTGTCTTTTAACTTTGTTAAAAAATTCTTTAAAAAATAAAGAGCTTAAATTTATTACTTCAGTTTTTATTTTTTCTTCGCCAACAACTTTTTCTTTTAAATGATCTTGAGATTCTGTTTTACTAAAAGAAAGATCTTCAGTATTTCCGACCGAATACTCTGTTATTCCACTAAACCCCCTTACACATTCATTGAATGAGGTATTTGATTTTGATTTGTAATAAAATAATTTCATCATCAATTTTAATTAATCCATATGTT